AAAAGCGGTGGTGGGAAGACAACTGTGATTGTTAAAAACAATAATCAATCAAGTAGTAATAGTATTAGTAATAGTCAAGCAGGTAATGCTATTGAGCCAAAATAAAAATAAATATGGGACATAAAGCAAAATCAATAACAACTAAAGCGTCCAGCGCTTGCAAAATGAATATGGGTCTGGTTCAAGGAGAAGCAGATGTTCAAAATTCAAAAGCATTTGTCAACTACGGAGAATTAGTGCAAAAGAAATTAGACAGTGGAGGTGGGAACACATCTTCTGATGTTGAAAAGAAAGGTCAATCAGATGAAGCAATCGAAACACCACCAAAACCTTAAAAATATATTATGGGACAATTACCAATAACCAGTAGATTAAAAAGAGCCGCTTTTCAACTAGGATCTGTAGCTAAGCAAACAACAGATCCAACACCTAACGCCAGTGTAACTGTGCAAGGTAAAGATACAGTAGTAAAAAATACAAAAACAATAACGACCCCTGGGTCAGTAAAAGCTTCAGATGATCAATGTAAGCCTGGAGATACACGTGCTAGTTGTATTGCTTTATCAAAAATGTCTAAAGAGGAGATACAGGCAGCAGAAGTAGCGCGAGGAGATAGAGTTTTGCCTTCAACATCTCAAATAACAACTGAAAGCACTGAAAAAGGTGAAGATGTAACTGCAGATACTTACAGTAAACGTGAAGGTGAAGTTCAAACTAACTTCGACGGTAGGCAAATCGGGAGGGCAACTAAATTTAAAAACAGATACGTTAGACAATCGCAAAATAAGCTAGCTAGAGCTGATGACAGAATGGCTAAGTTCCAAAAGAAGTATATGGTGGCAGGTGTTGATGCAGATGGAAAACCAACCAGTACATTTAATGCTCCAAAAGCAGGGGATAAAGGTTATAAAAAATATAAAAGATTAGAAGCGAAACAAACTGAAAACACTAATGAGTTAGCTGACTTTAAAGCAGGAGCTGCTAATCAAGCTGAAGCAGTGCGTTCTGGTAAAAGCATCGGTAGCACAACGCGTAGGGATGTAGACAGACAAGATACTGCTGGTGACCAAAGTCCAGAGCAAAGACTAGCTCAAGTAAAAGCAGAGAAAAGAGCAGAGGCAGCAACAGAAGGTGGTATTACAACCTCTAATTCGCAATCGGCTGGCGCTATTACTTCTACAACTCCTGCTACAGGCGGTCCTAAAGATCAATTTAATGTAGGTGAATTAGACGTTACTAAATTTGGAGAATACACAGCTACTTCTTCTCCAAATAATAAAAGAGGGTATGGTATGAAAGCTAAAAGCGTTGCTACTAAGAAACTACAAGGCGCTCAAGGTAAGTTACCATCACATCTACAAGCGGCTATTAAAGCGGCTCCTGAGAGAACCGCATTAAAGAAAAGTTACTTCAAAAATAAATAACAATGGCTCCAGAAAAACCAGAATCACCTGCTTACATTAAGAACGCAGCTTATGAAAAGTCTAATCGCAAAATGCGATCTAAGTATACTAAAGAGACAGGTAAAACCTTAGGTAAAAGACATCTTACAGGAACTAGTCCTCGGAGAGTATCATTTGCATGCAGATTTGCAGGTATGGCTGGAGCTATGAAAGATAAGAAAGGTGAACCAACTAGAAAAGCTATGGCTTTGAAAAAATGGGGATTTGGTAGCGTAGGTGCTGCAAGCAGCTTTTGTCAAAAACACAAAAAAAGCTAACACTATGAAATCAAAAGGATTAGGAGACACCGTAGAAAAAATAACAAAAGCAACAGGCATTAAAACAATGGTAGACAGAGTTTCAAAAGGTTTAAACATACCTTGTGGCTGCGCTGCTAGAAGACAAGCATTAAATAAATTAGTCCCATATAAAAAATAATAAGATGAGTTACAAACAAGTACCAATTACAGCAAAGATATTAAAGACAACTAAAGGAGGCGTTACACAACCTATATTAAATATGGGGGCAGATGTTACCGTTAGCGGTTTAAAAATGAAAGCGCCTTCTCCAAACAAACAAGTAGGTACAATTATATATCAAGGAACAAAGCAAGCGATTAAAAAAAGTTTACCATCAGTTAAAAAGTATGCAACAGAGATAATAAAAAAAGCAAGTAAAGCAAAAGTGCCTGCTGTAAAAAAACCGATAAAAACTATAAACGTTAAAGCTAACGCACCTAAAAGTCTACCTACACCTAAAGGTAAGCCTAAAACAACTAAATACACTACGGGGCAAAAGTTAGCCATGGGGGCTATGGCAACCGCTGCGGTGGTTGGTGCAGGTGATACTGATAAAAAAGTTACGCCCACTCCAAATACAACTCCAAATACAACTCCTAAAAAAGGTAAGTCATACGATCAAGCTTATAAAGATAGAGATAAGAAGGTTTATGGGGGAATGGACAAAGCTAGCTATATTAAAGAAGCTAAGCGTCAAAATGCATCTTACAAGAAAACAGGTAAGTACGATGTTAAAAGCAGTTATGACAAACCTAAAGCTAAAGTTGCAAATACACTAAAAGCTAAAAAAGGAATCGATATTAAAAAAGCTAGAACTACTTCATTGGAAACTAAATTAGATCCAAAAGTTCTTAAAACTCAGGTTGCTAAAGTTAATTCTAAAAAAGTAGAACCATCAAAAGGAGATATTCGTAAAGCTGTAAGAAAAACTAAATCAGCTGATAGAAAAGATTCTAGAGCAGCTAGAGTTAGACAAAAAGGTATTGATGCTCTTGCTAGCGGAGATACAAAGAAAGCTTTAAGATTAAAAAGAAGAGAAACAAGAATAAAAAAGAGAGCTACTAAAAAAAGAGATCAAGCAGCAAATGCTATAGATCCTACTAAATAAATAGTTATAAAGCATGGGAACAAAAGGACCAAAAGCAATACCAGTGACATCAAGAGCCAAACGATCTTTAGATAGTTGTGGGCCTGCTCCGTTAAAACAAACCGGCGAAAAAAGTTGGATTAACCAAGCGGGGCATTTTGCGCTGGATATTGCAGGGTTGGTTCCTGGAGTTGGCGAAATAGCTGATGGCGCAAATGCAGCGTGGTATGCGAGTGAAGGTGATTATAAAAATGCAGCTTTATCGGCAGCGGCAATGATTCCTTTTGCAGGGTGGGCAGCTACAGGTGCAAAGTTGGGAATGAAAGGTTATAGTAAAGCATCTAAAGTAGTAAAAGGGGTTGATAAACTTTCTAACGCGGGGTTTACGGTTGGTAAAAAGCTTTTCAAAGGCAAGGCTCCAAAAGTTACTGTGAATTCTATTACAGGTCTTTCACAACCATTTCAAGCGGCTAGGTTTTATTCCGGCGACAGATATGACGGCGTACCTAAAAATTCTAAGGAAGGCTCCGCTGGTTTTGATCCTACAGATTCAAGAAAGCAAGATTTTATTAATGCAACTAAAAATGAGATTGCAAAGAATAAAAAGACAAAGAGTACAAATTCTAATGAAGGTTCTGCTAATATAAATAAAGTTAAGACGAAGACAACTGAAAAGTCAAAGGCTAAAAACAATGCTTCCTCTGATACAAATTGGAAAAAAGCAAGTAAAGCTTCTGGTGGTAATTTGTCTAAATTAGTAAAAGCTCGTAACTCAGCTAAAAAAGGATCACCTGAATATGCAAAAGCACAAAATGCTATAAACAAAGCTTACGGTTCTAAAAAAAGATATTAATGAAAAAGTTATTCCAATGGCTTACAGGTGGCGTTATCAAAGAGATTGGTAACGCTATTGATAAGCTAACTACAACTGAAGAAGAAAAGCTTATTATCAAAAAGCAAGTTCAAGAGATTCTTGAGCAAGCAGATAACAATGCTCAGATTCAAGTGACAGATCGTTGGAAAGCTGATATGGCTAGCGATAGCTGGTTATCAAAAAATATTCGCCCAATGATACTTGTGTTTTTAACATTTGTATTTAGTGCTTTAGCATTTACAGATGGTAACATAGGGGAGTTTAAAATAGCAAAAGAATACATACCAATATTTCAAACATTATTAATCACTGTTTACGGAGCTTATTTTGTAGGAAGATCTTGGGAAAAAGGTAAATCAATAGTAAAATAAGTGTAATAACACGTAATTAATAAGTTAAGTATAACAATTAAATCAAATATAATGAGTAAATTAGAAGACAACGAGTTAAAAGTATTAAGAGAAAGCATTGAAGCAATAAATAGTTTACAGATGAAGATCGGTGGATTAGAATCTCAGAAGCATGAAATGTTGCATGAGATATCTGCCTCAGTAGAATCTTTCAAAAGCCTGCAATCAGATTTAGAAAAGAAGTACGGTAAAGTAAACATTGATATTACTACCGGTGAAATTAAAGAAGAAGATGGGGATAGTAAGGAAGATTAGTATAGGTAGAGACTATAAAAATGATGCCATGCACTATGCTGTTGGACAGGAAGTGTATGGTGGTCATACCATAGTTAATATAATAGAAGAAGAAGCTAAGTATTCTATTTATATACAAAAAGGTAAAGAAATATTGCCTTGGAAAGAATTCAATAAGAATATGGCTATTGCCGTAGAATTTGATTTAGAGTATTAAATGAAAGCAATGTTCGAGTTTATTGTTAAGCCTAAAAACGGTAGAAACAATAACGTAAAGAAAATTGACGGAAATACTCTTTTATTAAATACTGAAATACAAAACCATAATTACGTAAGTAGATTAGGTGTAGTTATAGCAGCTCCGGCTGAGAGTTATAACGGAATAGAAGTAGGTGACGAAGTTATAGTTCACCACAATGTATTTAGAAGATATAGAGATATAAGAGGTGTAGAGAAAAACAGTAAAAGTTTTTTCGAGGAAGATATGTTTTTTGTTGATCCTAGCCAAATATACGCATATAAAAAATCGCAAGAATGGGAAGCTTGCGGAGGTTTCAATTTTGTAAAGCCAATCGAAGAAACTAAAATGTTTTCGATGGATTTTGAAAAGCCACTAGTAGGAGTATTAAAAACAAAGGATCCTAAATTAACGTCAGTTAATGTTGAGGACTTAATAGGTTTTAAACCAGGAAGCGAATATGAATTTATAATAGACGGGCAGAAGCTTTACAGAGTACCCACCAATCAAATCACAATTAAATATGAACGTCAAGGAAACGAAAAGGAGTATAATCCAAGCTGGGCATAAAGCGGTTGAAGAATTGATAAAAGTAGCTAAAGAAGCTATTGTAGATTCAGACGACGATTTAACAGCGGATAAACTTAAGAATGCTGCAGCTACTAAAAAGCTAGCAATATTTGATGCTTTCGAAATACTTTCACGTATTGAAGAAGAAGAAAGAATATTAGAGGATAGACCTAAAGAAGAGGTTACAAAGGAAGCATTTAAGGGATTTGCTGAAAAAAGATCTAAGTAATGTATAAGCAGAATTTATATAGCGTAATAACGCCTATAAAGCAAAATACAATATCTAGACTTAACAGATCTAAGAAATGGAAGTATGGCTACAACAAAGAACACGATGTTGTAGTTATTAGCAAAACTGGAGAAATTGGGGATGTATACAATATACAGGGCTTGAAAATAGCTTTACCAAAAACTCCTATTAAAATAAGTAAATCTAATGATAAATGGACTGTCGAAGAATTCCCAAAAGAACTCAAGCAAATACAAAGCGTATTTGAGTGGAGGGACTATCCGGAGAATTTCCATAAAAAATGGGAACCATATATAGATGAACAATTCAAACGCAGAGACGAAGGGTATTGGTTTAATAATAAAGGCGTGGATACTTACATTACTGGTACTCATTTTATGTACTTGCAGTGGTCCAAAATTGACGTTGGGAACCCAGACTTTCGGGAATCAAACAGATTATTCTACATATTCTGGGAAGCTTGCAAAGCAGACATCAGAGCTTATGGTATGTGCTATCTCAAGAACAGGCGTTCGGGATTTTCATTCATGGCTTCAGGGGAGACAGTTAACATGGCAACCATATCAAGCGATGCACGGTTTGGGATTTTGTCCAAATCTGGATCCGATGCGAAGAAGATGTTCACAGATAAAGTTGTACCCATTAGTGTTAACTTCCCGTTTTTCTTCAAACCAATACAAGACGGTATGGACAGGCCGAAGACAGAGCTTGCCTACAGGATACCAGCGTCGAGACTCACTAGAAAAAGCATACAGAATAGAAGCGACCAGGAATTACTCGAAGGACTTGATACGACGATCGACTGGAAGAACACAGGCGATAACTCCTACGATGGGGAGAAGCTCAAACTCCTCGTCCACGACGAATCGGGTAAATGGGAAAGGCCGGATAATATATTAAATAACTGGCGTGTAACTAAAACCTGTTTAAGATTAGGTGCTAGAATTATAGGTAAGTGTATGATGGGTAGTACCTCAAATGCTTTAGATAAAGGTGGTGAAAACTTTAAAAAACTTTACAATGATTCAGCTGTTGAAAAAAGAAACCGTAATGGACAAACTAAGTCAGGACTCTATTCTTTGTTCATACCTATGGAATGGAATTACGAGGGATTCATTGATTCTTATGGAATGCCTGTATTCGATACCCCATCAAAGGATTGCGTTGGACCAAACAATGAAAAGATTGAGGTAGGTGTAATAGAGCATTGGAACAATGAAGTAGACGGATTAAAAGGTGATCAAGACGCTTTAAACGAATTCTATAGGCAGTTTCCACGAACAGAGGAACACGCTTTTAGAGATGAAACAAAAAATAGTATATTTAATTTAGTTAAAATATACGAACAAATAGATTACAACGAAGACCTTGGGAATTCTGGTGTAATTACAACAGGTAGCTTTAGTTGGGAAAATGGTATAAAAGATAGTAAAGTTCGGTTTACGCCTAATCCTAGTGGAAGATTTAAAATATCCTGGGTACCAGGTCTTGCTTTACAAAATAACCAAACTATTAGAAACAATATAAAAAGCCCCGGAAATGAACATATGGGTGCTTTTGGTTGTGATAGTTATGATATATCAGGAACAACAGACGGAAGAGGATCTAAAGGTGCTTTGCACGGATTGACTAAGTTCAGCATGGAAGATGCTCCACCTCATACATTCTTTTTAGAATATGTAGCTAGGCCTCAAACGGCGGAGATATTTTTTGAAGATGTGTTAATGGCATGTGTATTTTATGGAATGCCTATACTGTGCGAGAACAACAAACCTAGGCTTTTATATTATTTTAAGAGAAGAGGTTATAGGGGTTACTCTATGAATAGGCCTGATAAGTTATGGAACAAGCTTTCTGTTACTGAAAAAGAAATAGGTGGTATACCTAACTCTTCTGAAGACATTAAGCAATCACACGCTGCTGCTATAGAATCTTATATAGATCAGTACGTTGGGTTAAAAGGAGATGGACAATATGGTACAATGTATTTTAATGAAACATTAAATGATTGGGCTAAATTCGATATAAATAATAGAACAAAATTTGATGCTGCTATAAGTTCTGGTTTAGCTGTTATGGCTTGCAATAGACATTTATATGCACCCGCAGCTCAAACAGAGAAAAGGAAATTAAATTTAAAAATAGCTAAATACACTAATACTGGTGGTTTATCAAAATTAATAGAAAAATAAAAATATGGCTGAGTCAGTTATAACAAGTTATTTTCCAAGCCAAATCGCTAGTGATGAGGAAAAGATGTCTCTAGATTATGGAACATCCATAGGTAGAGCTATTGAGTCTGAATGGTTTAAAACAGACAATGGTCTGGGTAGGTTTAAAAGTAATCAAAATACATTTCACAATTTAAGATTGTATGCCCGTGGAGAGCAAGGAATTCAAAAGTATAAAGATGAGTTATCAATTAACGGTGATTTATCTTACTTAAATTTAGATTGGAAGCCTGTCCCTATTATACCAAAGTTTGTGGATATAGTAGTTAACGGTATTTCAGATAGATCTTTTGACATTAAAGCGTACTCGCAAGATCCTT